TACAACTCCAGTGTACATGTTGCCAGTGAGTTCCTCTTGCAAGCTAGAAGGACTAACTTGAAAAACATTTGTCACAAAATTATAGTATTTACCAGTGTCTTTATCTTTAATTTCTAATTTAAAGTTTGCCCCGGCATCTCCAGATATAGTAAAACTCCTACGCTCGCTTGTAGCTGGTAAATCAGAAAAATCTAGATTAAAGCTTGTTATTGTTTTCATATTGTTATTTATTATTTACTACTTTCTGAAACCTCTGAGCCGACAGCAAATAATTCAACTTTACCCGTAGAATCATTAACAAAATTAACACTAGCATAATACCCCAACATGCTAGATGTATTTGCTCTTTTGTCTTTTGCAAACGAATAAAACGGTTTATCTCCATGAGTGGGTAGAGAGGTTATTGAGTTATCATATTCAACTTTAATCCTAACTACCCCACCTAGTTGTATTTCTATTATTGGACCTAACATTATAGTGTTCGCTAAAGCCCCTTGTATAAAACCACCTTGTGGTGCCGCGGGTGTGTAATAAACAATATCACCAATTTGAGCTGATATATTTAAGTCACTAAAAGTTATAATTGCATGTGCTATAGCCATTTGTTAAGTTTAATGTTAATTATTTTAGAAGTATCTAGTAGCACGGAAAGGAAGGGTGCTAGTCTTAGTTGCGTTTGATGCAACTCCTGTTGTAAGATTAACTACCCAAACGTGCGTGCTATTCGTTTGACTAGAACTCCAGTACAAATGATTGCTTTGGTAAAAATTAGCAATATTATTGTTTGAATCACCGTTTGAATTCATTCCTGTTGCACCAGGGCCAATTCTATTATAAAATTTTAGCAACTCTACTTGTGAAGGAAGGAACCAGTCGGTATACGTTCCATCTGTATAACTATCAGTTAGACTAGCAGCGGTACCACTAGTGTTAGTCGAGTGCGCCATTATAGTAGCCGTGTTATCTTTTCCTTCTCCAATTTGCGTACTTAAATTAGCAATGCTAGTATAAGGATCACCCCAAATTGAAACACCTAGGGTATCAGCAGCTTGTACTATAATACCATGGTCTTCACCAGCAACATACCCGCTATCTCCAGCAATGAAAATATATCCTATTATTCCACCAAAAGCACTATCACCTTCCAGGAACGTACCAGAAGCATAAATACATGATCCATCATCACTTGTTGCGGTTGCATCATAATTGGTTGCCGCGGAATCTGTACATCCACCAACAGATGTTGGGCCAGCATTTATTGATATGTGCTCACTCAGGTAAGCCATATCACAAGCAGAGGTTTGGTTTGTTACAAATGAACCGGAGCCTTGTATTAATAATGGAGTATAATTTGGATCAGGAGTCAAACCTGTAATCGTAGCATAATAATTAGTACCGTCAAACGATAGCGTTTGGGAACCACTTAAAGCACTTCCACCTGGATCGGTAAAAACCACTACCGTTGCTCCATCAGTTGTAGAATCAAAACCATAATCTGTAAAACTAGAATTTATAGTAACCGTAACTGTACCATCATTTGCTCCAGCAACTGTTTCATCAGTAGATGTCCAGGTAAAAGTTTGAGAAGGATCTAAAGCTCCAAATTCATCAACAGGCCACAAGCAACAGTAACCACAAGAATCGGGATCATCTATAAGTGTTGTGTTTGCTGGAACTGTGCCATACGTGTTACAAGCATCCTCATCTGTACATCCATAAACAGTATACGTACATGAACCATCATCTGCGGTTGCTGAAGCGTCATAGTTATTTGCATCTGAATCCGTACATCCAGGAACTGGAGCTGGTGGGCCAGCGGCGATTGTTACAGAGCCGTAGTTGTATATACATGGATCTATTTGATTGCCCACGTATGAATCTGAACCTTGCTCTAAGTATACATCATAATCTCCATCATCCAACGAACCACTTACAACATAATAATTAGTACCATCATGCGATAGTGATAATGGAGTCACTGAACCAGAGCTGTCAACAATATTTATAGTTGATAGACTGGTTGTAGAATTAAAACCATAATCTGTAAAACTAGGGTTTAACACGAGCTTAACTGTACCGTCACCCGCATCCGCAACCGTTTCATCTTGAGTTATTACAATACTAATAATATCGATTGGATTAGAAGGCCAATCACAATAGTTACAATTATCATCATCCATTGTTGCTGTTGAATCATAGTTTAATGCTAATGAATCCGTACAGCCTAAATCATAAGTACATGAAGCTAGTGCATCTTGTAACCCATAACTACTGTTAGCAGGGGAGTAGTTATCAGCATCGTTTGCCCAGGTTTCGGTAGTGTAATAGTAATTGTTTGCATTTGGATCTAAACACCCAAGCCAGATGCATGTTCCATTGTCAGTGGTTACTGAATTATCATAGTTAGTAGCTGTTGGAAACGTACATCCGTTAGTTGCTGCAATACAACTTCCGTCAGGAGTGTTAGCTAACGAGTTGTAATTACTAGCAGTTATATCCGTACATCCGGGTATAATCTCAATACATGAACCATCGTCGTTTACTCCAGAAAACTCTACTTGTGTTGAATTAGCTGGTGGTGTGGCATTAATAGGATACAAAACTGTTTGACCTTCATGTAACCACGCTTCAAAGGCAGCGTCAGTCGTGATTGGGGTTATTGGATAGTTTACTGCCTCGTAAGGAAAAAGAGTTGTGTTAGTACACCCATCTGGGTATGAATATGGATCACACGTACATCCTACCCAAACACAATCCCCTGAGTCTGTGTTTGCATTAGAATCGTAATTGTCCGCAGACGGGTGAAGACATCCATAAGCGTAGGATTCACAAGAACCATCATCTGTGTCAGCGTAAGGATCGTAATTAAACGCATATGGATCAGTACAACCTTGTATTGCCACGTCAATTGGGTTATCAAGTGACATGCCGATACCTTGGATCGCAAAACTCGCGTGGTCAAAAGTAGAACTTCCGTCAAAGTTTAATATTATGTTATTACCAGAGTGTTGCACGCTTTCACCCTTTATATAGTTAAACCATTTTCCTTCTTTCTCTATAAACTCATCTAAGCTTCCGGTTTCTTTATTTGTAATTAACCGATCAACATACCAACCTGGTTTCTCATATAGATTATAGTATTGGTCATCGGTTAAATTAGAAACAACTTTTGAATCACTACCTTCGTAGTTTATAGTATTAAAAGATTTAATACTTCCAGGGGCATCGTTTAAAATAGTAGTAATAGTAGAATAGTCTTTACTATTATGTATACCATAAAAAGTATTATACGTCCCCGCTCCTTTCCCTGCGTTCGTTGTCGAGTGATGCCTCCATAATTTACCCTCTTTAAACGTGTAGTATTCGTTCGCGCAACTAACTGCATTTTCTGGTACAAAGGATTTAAAACTCACCCAACCTTTTACATCTTCTCTAAATGTAACTGTTTTAGAAGTTAACGCGCTTCTCAATAAAGCCCCTTCCGCTGTGCTCAACATAGCTTCATCGTTCTCAAGTTGCGTAACGATTTCCCACAATTCATCATAATCAAAATCTACTCCACGTGGAGGATTTGGATATATTTTGCTTAATTCACCCCCAAAAACACGTTTGAGCGTAACATTATATTCATCTTTTTTATCGTCATAACTACCAATTATCTTACTGTTTAGTCTTAAATTATCTCTAAACCAATCTTTCATACCGTAGTTTGATATAGGTGTTAACCCATCCATAGACAGTCTCATAACAGTACCTCTGACTCTATCTGTAAAGTAAGCTCTATAAGCTTCCGATGCAAATGATTCGGGATTTTTAGATATACCATACTCACCAGAATAAGGGATAGCTTGACCTAAAACATTGTTTGTTGAAGTTACGTTTGAATTTCCATCAGCATTGTATAAAGCATCTTTGTTAGCCAGTATCTTTAATATTCTATCTTCACAAAGCGCTACTAAATCTCCACCTTGCCCCCATCCAGCGTGTAATTTTTGGATACTACCATAAATAGGGCTTATATCTTTTGTTATTTTTTCTCCAGCTATAAATTGATTAAGATTATTTACACCAGAAGTAGAGTTGTATATACCAGAGTAAATCAATCCATTCTTTCTTATTTCTTCTTCTTTTAACTCCTCTGTTGAAGAAGAAACAGTAACACCGTTAGTTATATAAGGTTTGTTGTAAGTATCACCGATTCTATTAGATTCAACACCATTATTAAAAGACCAGCAGTTAAACCAGTTTAAACCAACCTCATTCTTAGGAGTTATTATCAAACCTTTAACCATACCTGATGATGGATCCACCACTTTATTTAAAACTTTAAATGAAGCAATCTCACCGTTATCTTTCTCTACATAAACGATTGGTGTAGAATCTAAGGCGTTGTAATCAGTGGTAACATCTAACTGGGTAGAAAGATTAATATTATATATTGGTGAAAATGGATTTATAGGTTCCCAAGAAGTAATAAATACTCCTTCTGGAAAACCAGTACCAGCTGGTGGGATTATTGTAGATCCTATAGGTATATATAGATGTTTGTTTTTATCTGTTATAGGTAACGTTGGAAGACTAGAACTAGCTTCGTAATATATATCTATATCAACATCCTCTTTAGGTTCTGTTTCAAAAATAGCTGGATCAGCGCTTATAGGGTTTTCTCCATCAACTCTAAAATCCGTTAAAAATTCTAAAGCATTAGCCGTAGTATTAGTTATGTTGTGGTATGGCTCACCAGCGTAATCAATAGCATCCACAACACTATCACTTGGCGTAAACACAGGATCAACCTCATATCTTATTCTATAAGTGAGCCTACGATTCCTTTTGTCAGCCATAAGTGCTGTTTGCGAATAATAATCTTGAGACCAAAAATTACCGCAAACCTCCTTGTACCACTCTCGGGTTACATTATCCCACCCTGTCCAACTTGGTGGATAGTCAAAATCTATAACGTTGCCATCTCTCGTTACCGTCATCTCCCCTTGGTAATTAAATAACCTGTACTTGGTTACACCTTTAATTATATAAACAACGTCGCTTCCTGCCAACCTAAATCTAGTGTTATTTTTTAGATTTGAAACTACTAGTAGCTCTTCATCCGAAGACGTGTTGTCGTTATCCCCAACTCTCCAGTCTAATTTATGGTCTTTAGTTTTGTTACTACTACTAGCTACATTTCCAGTAGGTCCCAATTGCGAGTATGAAATATCTATATATGTATCACCACCTGAACCGATATGAGCACCCTTCATTGCAACAGCACCATTACTTTCTCCATCACCAATACTGACACTTGAAGTCTTGGTTGTTGATTTGGTGAAAGTAGATTGTTCAAAAACACTCCAACAACTCGCTTTATATTTCAGGCTATTAGACGATAACGTATCGCATGATCGGAAAGGATCGCCAGCTGAATTATAAAAGAGAGTGGTAATATCCGTGTAGTCTAATTTACCAGAAGAAGGTAAAGTTTGATTAACAGATCCTTGCAAGCTAGCAAAAGTGGCTTTATCAATAAACCAGTGTGAGGTAGGTGAGCTACCCCCAAACTTTAACTTTTGATTCCACATGTCTTCTCTAATAGTATCTAATCCAGCTGCTGGCGTCGTTGCTGAAGAAGTATTATTATAAGCATATGGTTCACTTGCACTTGTTGCAAATAGACTATCATATTTCGCGTCTTCTATCTTATATAAAGATGTAGCTGCTACAACCATTAAATTACCATCAACTTCTCTTTTTACTTGTAACTGATTATTAGTAGTTGAATCGCCAAGTATTTTAACAAAAAACCTACCATCAAACTCTGGTTTATTTATTATTGTCTTTTTCCAAAAATGAATATGTATGTTGTCTTTCCCATCTGGGTAACCAGAAAAGGTGTACTCAGTAACCCATTCATCGTCTGATAATATTGGTGTGTCTAAGTTTATATAGAAAAAACCACTAATATCGTTGCCATCGTCATCAGTAATTATTGTCTCAGTATCACTAACATTAACAACATGGTACTTGTGGCTAATTCTAGGTGGTATATCGTCTACTTCTTTAGAAAAACTAACATATAACTCGTCAGTGGTAGAACCACTACTATTTTGAACAACTTCATCAAAAAGAACTTTTGGTGATGTCAGTTGCATTCCTAGGTAAAGACCATTTCCCGGGTCGTGAATCGTACCGTAATCACGCATCCAATGACCAGCAGCAAGACTAAAACCTTTCATACCAACAATTGGAGCATTTCTACCGCCACCAGGATAACCAACCGTACCATCACATGGGTTGATCCCAGCAAACATGTTGCAAGAATACTGTGCTCTGGAATCATCAGTGTTTGTTCTTGCTAGTCGTTCATAGGTAGTTTTTATATATTCTGGTGCTTCATTTTCTATTGCAACTATTTTATACCTAGCTTCTTCGTTAATTAATTCATCAGACTCTACTCCTTTTTTTAATACAATATAAGTATCTTCATCTACTTTGTTTCTATCTACAGAGGGAAACGAAACCCAGATATTTCCATCTGCCGCGTCGTATATCCTATCAACCGCTAAATTATAGTATTCATTAGAAGTTTCCTTAACATAAATCCTATAATATTCCGCCCAATCAGGAGAGTCTTTTAAGTTTACGTTGATATAGTTACTGCTAATAGATCTAGATTTTGGCACGTTGATAGATCCTGCAAGTCCAGATGTTTTAACAGGAGTTTCTCTACCATACTTATCACCCCAAACAATGCCAATATCATAATCTCTAAGTGATTTAATAGATTTTTCACCTATGTTTGAACTCGCGTCAATCGCTCTACTATCAAGCCAAGCATCTATATCTGGCTGTATCGTGTCATACCCTTGAGTGTAGTTGCCGTAAACAACCCTATTACCAGTAATATCTTGCGCTAATGCTGTTTTTGGAACGTTATCCCAAACTCTTATGCTTTGAGAAGAAGGAAGTACTAGCGTTATATTTTCAGAAGAAATTTCATAAGAACCCTTACTGCCCTCAACCATACCAGAACTACCGAGGGAGTTCCAATGGTTTTCAGTTTCTCCTTCTAAAACAATGTCATTCGGGGTAATGGTTTTTAACAAGTACACTGAGGGACTTGTTTCGTTTTTATATAACAAGTCGATGCTAACCACGTCTAGAGGCATATCTGGTGTTATAAAGTTTTGTATTTTTAAAGATTTAACTGAGTTAACCAGACCTTTGTTGTAAGCCTCTATAGGCTGGTACACAAAATCACCCGGTAAGAAAGCGACTTCAGTGAACGGGCTAAAAGAAGAGTATTCTCCATCTTCATACCTATATCTATAAGCAAATCTCGGTAACTTACGCTCGAAAAGACCTTTTTCTTGCTCTAAATGTCCAAACCACACCGCGCTACTAAGAGGAATGGAGCCAGCAACTAACGTCTCTATCTCAACCTCAAGCTTCAAGACATACGTGCTTGGATAGGTTACATCTTTGATACTAACTCTAAGCTGCCAATCTCCAGGTAAATTTTCAGTATCTTCTGCCAAAAGCACTATATCGCCTGGTTTAAATGTAATTGGACTATTTGGATCGAAAACAAACTCTAACTCCGCTAACCCCCCAACAATAGCGTCGCTAAAATCATAAGATGTTGATACACTATCACCACTAGTTATACCTTCTCTCTCGGTACTTTTCATTTCTAAGCAAGGAGCTTTTAAAGGTGCTTTACGTATAACCGTTATGTGCTCTTCTTTAATAGGTCCTTTATCAACACCTTCAACCATTAAGCGCGTGTGGTCATATACAAACTTGCTGTTAATAAATTCAAAGTCTTTTGTACCCTCAATACTACGTGGTATGTTTATTTTTTTAGGCTCTGTTTTTCCATCAGTCCAAAATAGCATATCATCTATAATATTAATACCAGTAACGTAATCGCCATGATTAAAATCTAAAACCCTAGGTTTTGCAAAAATCAAAGTTTCGTGAAGCGGGATGCCATTACTTAAATTTAAAGTTGAATCAAGATTTATAGTGGTTGATAATGGTGATGTAAAGCTAAACAATCCTATTGGGCAAAGCGTTGGAACCCCAGTAGAACAGTCAACTAAAGTAAATTGATTGGGATTAATTATTTCCCCGATACATGCGTTAACATTATTAAAGGTAATTGGATCACCCGCAAATAAGGTTGTAGGCACAGTATGATTTACAACATTATTAGGAATTGGAATGTTAGCCATTCCCGTGTCTATTGCACCCCAAATTATAGCGCCCTGATAAGAGGAACTCGAAAAACTACCCCCTTGGTGGTAATTAATCCCAAAATTTCCAGAAATAGGATCCATAGGATTGCTAAGTGTTAATTTTATATAACTAACTGACGAATAAAATGGAGCTTGAGGAAAAGGTTGGACATGTACAAACGTAAAGTTAACTGCAGTTGCGGATAGGATAGTGTTTGTTTGGTGATCTGGATGCGAGGAATCGAATATTTCTATATCCAAACCAGCAAGATCGGATAGATTAACACCTGGGTTGTAATCAACCAAATACAAAATGTTATTATTCGCGGGCATCCCTCCCCCAGCATCTAAAGGAACAGCGAGTGAATTAGCGATATAAGTGTTGAAAACTCCTAAATTTGCGGTATAATCAGGAGAAGGTGTAATTGATGAAATTTCTGCAGTATTACTAAGGGTACCATCGGCTTTTAAACCAGTTACATTCCAACCGGGTTGTATTTGACTTGATATGTCTGCCGGTAAGTTGCTTAGCTGATCGACTGGGCCTATATTAACATTAACATTATTACTTGTTGTAAAGGCAAATTTATCGACAAGAACAGGTTCACATCTATCAGTAGTTTTTCTAACAATCATATCAGAAAAATGAGAGAACTGAGACCAATCATAAGAAGAAGAGTTCAAATCAATAGGAGCTTGTTCTCCAGAAACCAACCAGTACAAAGCATCGTTTTTTTCATCAGAAATAGAACCCACAGTGAACGATCCTTCTGGAACCATATCCCAGCTACAACCCTCTATGTTCCCTAATATATTTTGAACAGTACCAACGTCAGATCCCTCTGAAGTTGAAACCTGTATGTTCATTGCATCTCTATACTCACCTTTGGGAACAAGTCTTTCGTCAATATCCTTGTTCATTTTACCACCGGTAAACTGATTCTTAATCTCTGGCATGTACTAGTGTTTTATTTGCTTAGATTTGCCTCTAAGTATTTGAGTTAATTCTTCTAATTTTAAATTAGACAATCTTAATTTTGCAGTTCTAATAGCCGCGAATTTTTCTTTCTTAAATCTTCTAACAACATATTCTTGAACATTTGCTCTAGTTGATAATATACCATACAAGATCCACTTATACATTGCTTCTTCAGCAAATTTATGAACTTGCATTTCTTCTAGCGTACCTAAACTATCACTTATGTATTTTATAATCACAGTTTTTCCACTTAAATTAGAACTAAAGTGAACAAATCCTGTAAGTGGATCTATATAAAAAGAACCATTTGCCTGAGCGTGTTGTGGATCTAATCCGTATCTTGATCCTTCCATCGGCCAATAGGTATCATCATCATATTGATTTTGATTTTCCGATGGTGTCGCTGAGTTATAGTTACTCCAAGTTCTCGAAGCCGAAATTGAATTCTGGCTACCATGTTGAACACCTGCATCCGACGGGTATGACTCAACAACAACCACATTGTCTAACACACCAAGCCACTTTTGGTCAACAACCTCAAACATTAATGTATTAGAAATATTCTCTTCTCCACTAAAATAACTTGAAGCATTAGTATCTACTTCCTCCCATTGCCCAGCTGAAGGATACAAGTTTATAGTTGCACCTCCGTTTCCACCTCCAACGGTATAAGCGGTATAATCCTGAGTTGTATTTCTTCCAGCTGTAGATTTATAACCTTGCTCTCCATACATAACAATCTTAAACTTACCTTTCGTACCTTGTGTATCTTCAACTGCATGCGTTCTCCATCGTATATGGTAACTTGCCCCGTGTTTTATACCATCAATTTTGTATTTTATCTGAGTACCTTTAGTTACTTTTGTGAGAATACCGGTGTCATCAGCTGTACCACCAACTATCGCCCCACCATAAACATTTTGATTAGTCCAAGAGAAACCATCTCCCAATGTCCAGTTGCTAGCATCGGTTGTGAAGTGGCCGCTGTCAAAATCAACTAAGTTTCCTTTAAATTGAGGATTAGAGGTTTTACTTGTTGGGTATATAGGATGTTCTATTCCAGCTGAATCAGTCCACACTACCTTAGTGTAGTTAACATAATCATGAGGAACCGGTATTTTAAGACTGTTTGGAACAGTAAGTTCTTGAGCCTTTAAAGATTTAAACGTATCAAAAGATAACTCAGCTAAAGCTCTTTGTGCGTGAAAAGCTACATCAAATCTTTTTGCTTTAGGTATTAACTTGTCTTCACCAACATATGAAACCATAAACTGGTTTATGATATCGTCTAATGAGGTAAATTGATAATATCCTGCTTTTAGAGTTTGATAGTAGTAAGACGCTCCATTTTGATTTAATAAGTAATCTGTAGCCATTTATTTATTGTTTTTCTTGTTGAGTTAGTAGCGATTCTAGTCCTTGACCACCCTTAGCGATGTCATCTCTTTTCATAGATAAACCAGCGTATTTTAATATTTTATAAACTAGTTCGGTTTCTTCTGCTGGATGAAGTTCAAAATTAACAGAGGTATCATTATCATAAAGTGCTTTTGTTCCAATTACAACATAACCCCATATAGGTTTTTTTGGTAATCTTGTGTAAGTATAGTTTACGGTAGTCGATGCAGTCGGTGTTATTTGTATGGAATTAGCTTTTCTAACATAAACTCTTCTACGGATGTGTGGTTTTGAAATAGCAGAATGATTCATATAAAGAAGTTCATTTGGTTGAACCTCTTCAACCTCTAGGGTCATGGTGCTCGCTGCTGACGGTTTAGTATAAACAGTTCCTAGTCTATAAAGATCAGCCGCTAAGGTAAGACCAGTACCAGTTGTTTCAAAGAGCGCTATTTTTTCGTTTATATTATCTATAATATCACTATATTCACTTGAGTTTCCTGGAGCTCTAGAGAATTGATTTAAATCATAAAAATATTGTTCAAATATTTCTTTTTGTGCTTGGTTGGCAAATAAGTTGAATTCTTGAGGTGTTATATAGCCTCTTTGCTCTTTATTAGCAAACACTAAAACTTTTTGATATACATCATCTATTTTTACCATAATTTCTTTTTAGTTATTATAAGGAAATAATCTATTCAAAGTATCTTTTCTTTGTCCACAGTTACAAGGTTTTTTAGTTATCTTACTAACCGTATCTACAACTTTTTTTATCCCCGTTGCCTTTGTAATTTTTTCTATTGAGTCGCCTAATCCTTTAGATTTCTTTTTTTCCATATAATTTAATTTGTAGTTTACGATCGCTCCGTAGAGCGACCGCATCTACAGTTAGATTAATTTAATCTTTTTTCAATATTGGAGTAAATCTCCATTCCTTCATCAGTTTTAAACCAAGCGGCTAAAGCTGAGTAAGGGTGTTCATCAAATGGAACATTCATTAACTTTCTATCATTAGAACCCCATGAAAAAGTTCTTTGATCTGTAGATAATTTTAATATCCCCATTTCAGTTGCTCTAATACCAAAGTTTCTAAGAACAACGTTTTCATCGTTTACTAGTTCTAAGAACAAACCTGGGTTTCTCTTAGCATATAATAGTAAATCTCTTTTAAGCTCCTTAGAACTCATCTCTGACACTTTAGAACCTACTTCTACACGCATAACCGCTTCAGCCATATCAATATCCATCGATTGTGCTGCGTTTAACGCTTCTATTTCTAATTCTAACAAGTCGACTTCACTAGCAGCTATAGCTTGTGGTTTGTACTCGTAGTATAATTGATCTTTTTGAGGGTGATATACAGATAAAAACCTTTGCAATACTGTTTTTTCTTTAGGAACAAATAAACTTCCAGATCTAAACACAATGTGTTCTAATCTTTGCTCACCTTTCATTTCGTCAACAAATACTGTTCTTTGATTTTGGCAGTATTTTATTTCCCTTTCATACCCTTTTTCTTCGTCAAACCAAAATAAATTAGAAGATTTAATAGATCTAGACAGAGGTTTTTGTTTACCATTTAGATAATATAACCTATCTTTAATCTCCCATTTTTGTTTCTTAGTTTCATCTTTTTTAGGTTTTGGTGTTTCAACAACTGGTGTCTCAACAACAGGTACCTCTACCTCTTTTGTTTTTTGTTTTTTTGCCATAATATAATATATAATAAAATTAATAAAAATAAAAGGGAGTGGAGACTAAGCTCCACCCTCTTTTAAAATAATAAGTGCTTACTTCATTAACATGAAATTGTTAGCGCCTTGTGTAACTAAACATCTTTCAGATAGCATGTGAATTTCCATTGCATCTAAAGCAGATGTAGCAGCCCCAACAGAACCTGTAACCCAAGTTTTCATTTTTCTGTTGTCAGTTTGAGAAGCTCTATAACGAACGTGTAAGAAAGGACGTTTCATGCTCGTTCCTAATGCTTGATCATACACAGTAGAAGTACCAGCTGGAATTATAACCCCTCTAATAGCGTTAGCACCAGCAGTAGCGTTAATACCACCTCTAGTAGCTTTGTCATTTAAGTATCTCATATCAGATTTGTAGAAATCATAAGAACCTCTTCTGAAACCAGAGAAACCTAAGTTTAAAGCCATATCTTCAGAGTTGTCGAATACTCCGTAAGAAGTACCACCAGCTCCGTAAGAATTCATAGAAGCTAACATATCGTCAATATTTAGAGACACGTCTCTGTTCACGAACATCATGTTCTCTTCAATAGCACCTTGAGAATCGAACTCAGCTAAAATAGCGTCAAATTCTAATAAATCAGTAGCAGCGTTAACACCAGTAATACCAGAAGTAACGTTACCTCTCTCTTCAATAGCAGAGAATAAACCTTGACTTCCAATTGGAGTAGAACCAGCGATAAATACTTCATCAGCGTGAGAAGTACCATCCTTAACAGATTCTAACATCGCCATTTCTAAGTAGTCAGTAAATCTAGCCCTTGTGTCAGCTTCAGCTTTTAAATACCATAAGTATCCAGAAGCTCCACCTTCAGAAGCAACTTCTACCCAACCAACTCTAGACGTATCAGATCCTGATACTGAATAGTAATCTTTCATTATAATTGGCTTGTTAGTAAAAGTTTTAAAATCTGGTTCGTTAACTGTTCTTGCAGTAGCAGTGTTAGCGCTAGTAGACGCCGTAGCATTAGAATAGTAAGAAGCACCTTTGTTGTACTCAGAACCATAAACTAATACTGTCGTTTGATCAGCAACTCCTTGTGCAGATAAGTTGTCAGAAGTATAAGGAGATACGTCAAGAACGTTGTCTGCAACCCCTATAACTAAACATTTAACAACACCGTTAGTAGTATCAGATATAATAATAGTATCATTAACTCTAACACCGTGATCAGCAACAGCAGCACCAGTACCAATAGCTAGTCCATCTATGTTTTTTGTTAAAGTAACTTGCGAAGACGCACCAATAGAGTTAACGTTAACACCACTAGCGGCTGCCACTGTACCAGTATAAGATAAGTGTAACCTACCTTGTTCAGACCAAACAACCTGATCAGATTGCATTGCCTCTTCCGCTCCAACTTGAGCTAAAAAACCTGAGATTGTTCTTTGTCCAAAAACCTCAGCTTCTTTTTCCATCAAGTCAGGCAGGTATTGTTGTCTCCAGTCATTTGTGGAGCTTGTAAAATCTAGATAGTTTGTGTCTAGTGCTACTTGCTGTGGAGCAGGCACACTATTTAATAAACCTCCAGGGTTTGAAATTGCCATAATTTTGTAATTTTAAATTGTTATTTATTTTTGTTTTTAATTTTAAACTTAAAATCAGAAGAATTATCACCTAACACTTTATACGTAACGCCACCCGTTTTAATTTCACCATGACTCTGTCTTGGGTTCATATCAACGTTTTTGGCTTTAGCAATACTATTTTTCATAGCATCTGCTTTTCCTTGTTCGTAAAAGTGTTTTGCAACAGCGTCTGCATTCATTGCTGTATATAGAGATTTGTGATAACCCTTGGCGTCTGACATTTCGTTATTTTCATTCAAGAACTTCTTGACAAAATTATTAATATCACCTTGGGTGTTTTTAACCTCTTCAGCATTACTTACATTATATCTATACTTTTTATCACCGACGTTGTATTCAAAACCTTTGAACTTATCGTTAAAAACATTTTCAGTTTTATTTAAAAAAGTTGATTTTTGTTTTTCCGCTATTTTTTGAGTTGCTTCTGACTCTTTGTTGTACCTATTAAAGAAATCTACAGCTTTTTGCTGCTCAGTTGTGAGCTTACTTCCGGCTTTGATCTCATCATAGTATTTAGACTTTTGCCCGTCTAGGTGGCTTTTAGCGCTGGCAACTTGCTCTTTAAGCGCTAATTTCTTTCTACGTATATCTCTATCTTCGTCTACATCTTCGTCGTAAGAGAACGTGTCTTCCATAAGGAAGTTAATTTCTTCGTTATCTAAATGAGGTTTTGTTTGCTTGTAGTACTCTCTTAACAAAGCCGTATCATCTAGTTTGCTATAATCTTGATTAAGTTTTACATAATCACTTAAATCACCTCCAGTATCCTCCATAAAGTCCATTAACTTTTGGATATTCTCTGGTAATGGTTTTCCAGTGGCTTCAGCTTCTGCTATAGCCTCTTCAACCTGCTCTTCAACCTCCTCGACCTCTTCCTCGGTGATTTCTTCTAATGCTGAGGCTTCTTGTGTTTCGGTTTCGGGTTTCACCCCTATTTCTTCAGCTTTTTCCTCTGCCACAACTTCAGTTTCTTCTTTCTCTTGTGGTGGAGCACTTAAATCTACTCTAATGACGCTATCGTCACCAGCAGATTCAAATTTACTTTCATCGACTTGTTTGGTCGTCTCTTGTGTAGTCTCTTCGACTACTTCTTTGTTTTCTTCTTCCATAATATAATATAATAATAATTAATAATAATCCTACTTAGGGTTGAACGAGTTTAGGTTGAAATCTCCACTTAATATATCATTACCTGAAGACTCAAAGTTTTTAGGCGTTCCACCACTATTTCTTTGATCTATAAGCTCACTTTGTTGAGTAGCTTGTATTTTAGTTCTTTTATCTTTTCTATCTTCTCTTCTACCTTCCCTATCAGACATACCTTGCGACTCCATAGTCTTCAGTTGCATGTTATATTCAAACTCAATTTTCATCAATTGTTTCTTAAGCTCGACCTCTTGTTGTTGCTCTTGTAGTTTGAGTTGAGATTTTGTTTGCTCTAATTGTATTGTAGTTTGTACTAAAGCCTGGCTTTTTTGAACTTCCGCTTGCGCTGCTGCTTGGGCTGATTGTTGGTTTATCTGACCTTGTCGCTCCATGTTTTCTTGCTGTGCCTTTTGATCTCTTTCCATCTTTTTCCTTCTACGTAGTTTTAAGAATTGATTTGCTAATTTCAAATTCCTAACATTTCTAACGTCAATAGCGTCTTCAAGTTCTATGGTTTGCTGTTGA